CTTGAATATCTTTTTGCATACCAACAGGAACGCTTACGACGCCCTTCTGTCTTGCAGCGGCTGTCGGGTAAAAATCTTCCTTAGTTGCCAAATCCATTGGAAACAACTTGCGCCGTTCTTGCGGGCTCAGACCTTCTGTAGCCAGAGCATAGGCTTCCTGCAAACGAGACATGAACTCGCCCCGCAAGCGCATGTAATTGTTCTTAGCAGTATCGTCGTCGCCCATCACTCTGATGCCTACTTCCTCAAAAGCTTCCGCATCTTTGTTTGCTTTGGCCGCATCTTTATCTAGCAGTTTAAGAAATTCCGCCTCTACTTCATCGCGGAAAGGTAGTTTATCTACGTTTTGATCAACACTGGAATACGGGTCGCCCGGAAACAATTCACCAGATACGACAGGTGCGTCCGGGTTTTTTGCCATTACATTGGTTTGAGCTCTGTAAATTAAACTAGCTAATTTATTTGCCTCATCTTTTGCCCTTTCATCAGAAAAAATAAATTCATTCAGATTCATGTCGCCTTCAATAAACTTAAAGGACTGAAGTGCTGCAAAATTGTTGTACAATTTGTTATAAACTCTTTTGGGTGCATTGAAAGGCATCCCCCCACCCGGCAGTCCACCCTTAGTTTGCATCATGTGCGCTAATTCATGGATCATGAGAGTTGATACGTAATCGTCGTTGCCAATAAACTGAGCACCGATTGCAATCGTATTAGTGCTAGGGTTGTAGTGCCCGCCAGACTTACCCGATGGTTTTTCAATAATTCTTACGTCTAAGTCATTAGCTAAGTCCGGAAAAACATCAAAAATAGGATGCTCTGGCGCAATTACCTCATTTAAATTCAAACGCACAGACTGACCATATTTGCCGCCCGCATAGTCCGTTTCTATTTCATATGCCGCGTCGTTTTTTCGGAAAGCTTTAAATATTTCTTTGGCCGATTTTCTGTCAGCCGATTTTTGTAAAACCTCTTCAGGAACCGCGTTTGCAAGACTGATCTGACTTAGATTGTCCGGAATATCAAAAACCATTTTGGTTTGAATTGCTTCATCTTTAGGGCCCCTATCAACACGCGGGTCCACGTTAATACGCATGAAGCCTGTTTCTTCAAAGACTTTGCGCGGGTCGTCTCCGGCTTCTAGTCGGGTTTGAGCTTCGTCCTCGATGCGTTTCAAACCAGAGTATCCACCGGCAATACCGGGCGTGTCTGGGCTGGCTAATATCGTCGTGGCCTTGGGATCAAACTCCTGACCGAAATCATCTACTAAACGAGCACCGCCCCGTAAAAGACCTATTCCCGCCTTACCCACTGTGGCCGGAAGAAAACCAATCCCTGACAGTTGAGCAACATCTAAACCCACGCCCGCTGTTTGTGCTAAAAAGTCCCCTATCCGACCTTCCTTTAAATTTTCTACCATGCCGGGGGCATATCCGCTGCCGGGTGCAAGTTCGGGGGCAAGACCCATAGATTCCCCAACGCCAGAACCCGGTAAGGCATATGTGCCTGCACGCGCTACAACCTCTGCTACTTTGTCAGGGTTTTGGCGAAGATACCTCGCAAAATCGAAAATGCCTTCAGAACCTGCTTGCGTGGCCTGCTGTATTTCTTGGGCTTGCTCCACGTTGCGCGGAACAAAAAATGACGGTCCCTGCATTAGTAGTACGCCCTTACACGTACAGCCGTATCTTCGTCGTCCCAATCATCATTTGGTAGTTGGACAAAATTACCTTGCCGGTATCTCATTAAAGCCTGTGTCATGCTATCTACCAAGTCATCATGTTCGCCGTTTGGAAACGCTGCAACTTCTTCAATCAATTCGTCCGCAAACATTGCGTCCGGTGCCCAAACCATGCCCGCCTCAAATAACGGAGAAACCGAATGGACACGAGTCAGCTTATCATTGCCTTTACTGGGCGTAAAGTTAACAACCGGAATGCCCATATTCCGAAGCTCTTGCGTCAACGGCAAACCAGATGCCTTCGCCTCAATAATTACAGTATCCGGCTCCCAGTACTTATACTGGTCCATTGCAACCTCTTTGAGCTCCGGAAAATCCCAGCGATCTTTTTTGCTGTCCAATAGCATTAAGGCCGGGGGCCCTCCAATCTCATTGGGACGGAAAACACCCCAAGTTGTAATGGCCGAAAAGTCCGCAGTTGTGCGCTTGGAAAAAGCCGTGTCGTAACTCTGAATGACATACTCCAAATTAGGTACGCTTTCCCTCGTCCACTTTTTCCACCACTCGCGTGGAATAATCGCATTCTCCTCGCCCGTCGGGTTCTGCTGATACTGCGCGTTCCATTTGCTCGGCGGTATAGATGCGCGGACCGCGTTCAGATCTTCAAGAGACCAGAACTCAGGCCAACAAGATGTGCCGTCGTCAAAAATAGCTGGTAGTTCGACAATTTCCCATTGGTCCGCCATCGGATCTTTAGCCATTGCACGCATCAATTGACCCGTCATATCTTTTTCGGACCAGCGAGTTTGAACAAGAACAATCGACCCGCCCGGCTGGAGACGTTGTCGGGGGCCCCCAGTGTACCAATCCCAAGCATCATCAAAACCAGTGTTTGACATAGCAGTCTGTTCCGAATGCGGGTCATCAATAATCACGAGATCACCACCGCGGCCCGCGAGGTTAGATCCGACGCCCACGGCATAATACATGCCACCAGAAGATGTATCCCAACGACCAGAAGCTTTGCTGTCCGCGGCAAGCCTTACGTCAGGAAAAATATCTTTGAAGTCGTCGCTATCAATCAGGTTCTTTGTCTTTCGACCAAAGTTGACAGCAAGCTCTGTCGTGTGCGTCGCCTGAATGATTTTCATTTTCGGGTTTTTGCCCATCATCCACGCTGGAAACAGGAAAGACGCAAACTCACTTTTCGTGTGCCGCGGTGCCATGTTGATGATCAGTCTTTTTAGTTCGCCATTCGCGACGCGCTCAAGTTTGTCAGCAATGATTTTATGATGACGACCAGCAATAAAGTCTGGCCACATATTTTTTACAAAGGTCAGGAAATCTGTTTGGCACGCTTCTAAGCGCTCTAATTGCGCTAATCGTAAGCGAAGTTTCATCTCCTGTTCGGAAACATCCATAAGGGGCCCCTAGACAAAAAAGCTAGGTGAAATATGCCTCTTTTTTGGTCAGTTAACAAGCAAATCTAAACTGATACCGTTTTTCACGTAATTATTTGCGAGAAACATGGCACAAGCACTCGTGCCGCAGCGCCGCGGGCCGCGAAAATTTGGCCGCGCCGCGCGATTTTTGGGCCGGTGCCGGTGACCCGATATCCACGGGCCCCGCGCCGTTTTTGCCGGTCGCCGGTTCGCGGTTCGCGGTTCGCGGTTCTCGCGTCAACGTCCGGCGGCAAAATTGGTTCGGCAGCGGGCCGGTTTTTTCTGCCGGTTGCCGGTCGCGTGTTCAGCATGTCCGGTTTCAGACCAGAGCGGTGCCGGTGACGCCCTACGCGGTGCGTGCTGGCCGGTACGTTTGGGCTGGGGCACGGGCGGCGGGTCGGGGCGTGTTTCACTGAAAATTAGGCGCAAAAAAAGCGGAGACCAAATGGCCCCCGCTTCTCGGAATTGTGCGCCGGTTATTCTTGAATGTCCGGCCAAACCTCCGCATCGTCAAACGCGGCTTGCGCTTCCTCGCGATTACATGGTTTGTCAAACAAATCAGTTTCGGCAAAGCGGCCATTTTTTTTGACTAGCAAAGGGCCCTCATCGCCAATTAAGGGATTTTCGTAGAACGTAATTCCAAAAAATTGAAATTGAGTAAGATTAAGCATTTTCGTTTTCTCCATAGTTAACGTTTAAGACATTACGGGATATCACCCAGATTGTGAAGCACAAAAAAAACGGGGACCGGCTGGCCCCCGCTTTCTGACAAGTTATCACTGATTAAGTTTCGGTGTCGTCTTGTTCTGAAATACCTTCAAAGGTGAAACTGTCGCAATTGTCAAAAATAAGGTCTTTTAATTCTTCGTGCGCTTGGTCGCGCAATGTTTCTGGGTCGGTGCTCTTAGGAGCCTTAACGCTGATAATATTATCCAGCGTGAAGTCAAAACTCACTAATGTTTGTTCAGTCGTTTCAGTTTTGGAAGTTTCCCAAGTGTAATAATAATCGCCGTCAAAATATAAACCCTCCGGATTTACCGATAGTTTTTCTGCCGGATCGTATGGATTAAACTGATTGTCCAAAAATTCTTGAACGGCTAAAAGGCGATTTTCGCGCGGGTCTAAATCGTCGCGCCATTCCATACTGTGACGCAGTGTGCGGTCTGGCACTTTTTGAGTAACAACGGCGCGGGCGGGTTTGGTATTAGTCGGACCGACATAACGCACCCGTAAAGCTTGGCTATCTCTGCTCATTTCTAAACCTCTATAGTTAGTTAACATCTGGGATATTATCGGAACAGCCCCAGAATGGAAAGCAAAAAAAACGGGGACCAAATGGCCCCCGCTTTCAATCAATAGTTATTCATTTCTAGCCCTCCATTTTTAGATAATCAAAAGCAAATATGCGCTTGTGATGAGCCCCAATGTCACGAACACAACCGGATTCATGCCGCGACCTTGTTGAGCAAGGCACCCGCCTTGCTTTCGATTTCAATGCGGGCGTCCTGATGGTTTACGTCTCGCGCTATCGCGGTGATGCCCTGCGCCGCGTCCCATACTGAGCGCATGGGTCGGCCCTCTTCCTTTTCGTGTCGGGCTATCGCCGCACCGGCCATGCGTTTGGATAGACCGGCCCGCTTGGTCAAAAACTCCAGCTGGCTGTCTTTATCGTCCATCACTGTCGCATCTTGCGCCGCTTTCACGCCCTCAAGAAGGGTTTGGCTGGACCCGTTCGCGAAGCTTTCCAAAGCCGGTTGCGCTTCCGCTGACCATTTATCCGCCGCAAATTTAGTGTGCCGGATTTTGATCTCTTGAAAGTTTTCAACCCCCCAGAGGTTGCGGTTCATGCATACGCCGCGGAGATACATCGCCGCCAATCCAGCCGTCTTGCTTCCGGTCTCCGAATTCCAAGCGTAAAAGCCGCGAAACACTAGGTCAGGCGACCCGTCGGCCAGCTTACCAATTTCAATTGGATGAGTGTCGTCAACCAAAAAAACAAAAACGTCGCGGTCCGACGCGAACAAGGTAGTCGTGTCAGGCGTCACGGGCACAAAAGGATCATACAAGCCGCCCGGCATCATCATTCCCGGCACTTTCCAGCGGTCCGGATCGGCGAATTGCTTAATGGCCGTTAACAATTCATGGTCATAAATTCGGCCATAATCCGGACCAGTCGCGGCCCGCAATTGCGACCCGCTATTTTCGCCAGAATAGGTTTTGATCAATGCCTTCTCCCGATTTTGTTTTAAGCACCATTCCAAGTCATTCGCCGCGAATTGCGCCGGTAGGTTTCGCATGTGGCCCGCTGGGGCTCCGGCTAAACTGCACAATTGGTTAAAGGCCCAGTTTGATGGGGTGTTGATATGCTCCGCCCCGTTTTCATCGGTGTAGGTCACTTCAATGTGCCCATGCCGCAAATTGCTTTCATCAATCTGCCCTTCAATTTTCATTTTGTGGGTATCCACAATTCTGTCGGTCATGCCCGCCGCGTCCGCTTGCTTATGGGCAAGCATTTCGTCAATCGACAAAAAGCGTTCGTCGGCTGGCCGGTTCCACCAGTTGTTTGAAACAGCGCTGTTGCCAATGCCATGTGCAATGGCATCGGTTTTATATGCCGCGGTTGCGGTGATTTCGTTGGTCGTCTCTGTAATGGTTTGCATCGTTATCTCCTATGCAAAAAAGCGGGCGGAATTGCCCGCCCGTTTTTTATGGCATATTTTCGCATAATCTCCAAGCTATTTTTTCAAAAGTTATTTACGGGCGATTGCATCCGCTTTTTTAGTCCGGAATCCATGCGCCGGAAAGCCGACAATGGCGGCGCGGTTTTGGTTTTGGCAAAGGCCGCAAGCGGCGCAGTCAATTTCATCCAAAAACGTCGCGGGGCAAACTGTTATGGGTCTGCCCGCTGGCGTTTGTTTTGATAATTTAGAAAGCCGCTTTTTGTATTTCTGCAAGCTTTCTTTTTTGTCGCGGCCATATTCAACCGGCAACAGTGTCACAACGGGGCCCGCATTTTCATCGGCCAATTGATCAGCATGCGCCGGATTATTTCCTGACAAGTTAACTGTAAAACCCGCCGCATTTGCGGACCGGATTGCTTTCTTATTTACCGGATTATTAAAAATATCGTGGTGCGTATAAGTGAAGCCGCGCTTTCCCTTGTTCGCTTCGGCAAGCTGTTGAAGTTTTTTTGCGTCAATTGTCACGCCGTCGGATATCAAATCACCTGCCACGTTGTGACGCCATAGCCCGCGCTTCATAATTTTGCTTTTTACATTTTCCAAAAAACCGGCCCAGTCGTCGCCGCGTTCTCCGGCGGTAACCTTTTGCCAATTCATGGCGGTGGGCCCGCCGTCGGCATAACAGCCCGCATTTTTCAACGGGCACGATTCGGGACAAGCTTTTGCGCTTGTCACTGTTGTCGGTATTGGCCCGACCTTCCGGTTCCGGCTAACTCTAGTAAATTGTGTTTTCATGTCATTCCCCAAGTCCTACAATATCCCATAATTAAGACAAAAGAAAAGCCGCGTCAAGCGGCTCTTCCATTATCTCCGTCGGCGTGTTCTCCGGCGGGCTCTGTTTGCATGTTTTTTATAATCAGGGCCATATAAGATTTTGCCCAATAAATCGAATAAAAATATCATTTTAGGGTTCTCCGTATTCCATCCAAGTAAATTCCACATTTGTCCGCTCATCGCTCCAGCCCTCAATTTCAGTGATGTCTTTTTGACCAGTTTCTAAGGCTTCAACTTCTTCGGGCTCAAGGTCTACAACATAAGTGGCAGTGATTTTTGCAGTGGCGGGTTTATATCGGCGCGTCATATCTCTACCTCCGCCGAAAAAACTTGAAGCCCGACGCGACAACCTTCCATCAACCGGTCTCGAATAAATAAAAAATCATATTCTTCAACCGTTCTTTTAATTGGATACAAAAATTTATACCCGTCGTGTTTATTACCGGACCGGTCTATGCGTTGCCACTCGCCCTTCGGGTCAAGAAATAAGACGCTTCCAAGTTCATCAATTTCAATGCTATCGGCTGGAATAAATCGGTGACGCATTTCCTGTGCATCAAGGTCGAGCGTATCCCTAAGATGGATGTACAAAGTCATGATGCATCCTCCTGTCTGTCAATTGAATTTTCTACGGAAAAATACTTGTCTAACTCATTAATATGAAGCTGTAGATCGGTAAGACAGTCTCCAATTGTACAAGAAGAACCTTCCCCATCCTTTGGAATATCCATAAGTGTTTTCGGTTCTTCGTCGAATTGACTGCTATCATAATTTTTTATGATGTCATCAGTGATTGGATGGCGTCGCAGTGTTTCCACAACGTCGTTGATGTCGAATATCAAGTTTGCGATATACTCTCTGTTCATATTTTTGTCCCAATTTTTCAAATCTTCCTTTACATAATCTTCATAAGCGGTTTCAGCGGTGGTAAGGTCTCCGCCGGTCAAAGCCGACCATTCTTTTTTGGCATTCGCTATGCCATCCTTGATACAATTTCCTTCCACGGAAACTGTTCGCTCCACGATGCCTTTTACTAAAAATTCCATTTTCATATCAAAATCTCCTCTGTAATGGAGACCCATCTTTATGGGATTAGCTGGGGCATGTCAACTGCAGAATTTTATCCCAGTCAAAAGGCTCTGAACAAACCAAGGCGGGCTTTGTTTCTTTTATGCCATCGGTTGCTAGATCAATTACGGATTCCGCCGGATACACAAGACAATCGGATGTCCCGTCTTTTTTGCGCTGTTTAACAAAAACCCAAACGGACCCGTCTTGATGTCGAGCATGCCAGCTTACTTGTGAAGGTTCAAAGTGAACTTTATTGGTTTCGGTGAATTTGAGCTCAACAAAATGAAACGCACCAACTTCGTCGTAAACTAAAACGTCAGGCGTTCCGGCTCCAACCCAGCACTCAAGTCGCGTCAGCTTGATCTTGCGGTCCAGTTTCTTCACCGCTGTTTTGAACTGCTGGTAAAATCCGTTCTCGCTCCGGCGTGCTATCGTCGGTTTCTTCAACTTCTTCTGGGTCAACATCAATAGTTACCCCTTGATAAGATTCTTTGATTTCTTTCAAGGCTTGCAAAACTTCTGTTTTCGACATGCTGTCGATGGTGCCGTGCCGAATCTCTGATTTGTTCACGTAAATATCGCCTTGCGCCTGACCCCGACGATATTCCGCTTGGACTGCGGCAGAGTAAGCACCGTTTTGCAGCGCCTCATCTCTGATCTTCTGCAAGTCTCGAACGTGCCGACCAAAGGTGATTGCAAACTTATGGTCCAGTTCTTTCCGATATTCTTTTATCTGATGCACAACGTGTGGGCTGATGTTCGGGTTGGTTAATTCATAAGCACGGGTATGTGCGCTGTTTTCAGCATATCCCGCATTAATTGCAGCTTCCCTCAAAGTTATCTGCCCGTCGTTACTGACAAGCTCTTTAACAAATAGTTCTTGCTTCCGGGATAGGGGCGTATGAATGGTGCATTTCTTACGCCCGCGGGTCTCAGGTTTCTTTGCCATACCCAATAAGTAACGCTTTTACTATATAGGGTCAAAAATATTTTTTAAAAAAAACAAGCCAGACCCCCCATAAGGCGAATTTTGATCTAAAGGTAACACCATTAATTTAAGAGGTGTTACCTTTTATGTTACTGGAAAAGCCTTATAGTATAATCGTTTAACCCATAGGTAACACCGGTAACGGAGGTAACACCCTGTAAAATGAAAAAAATATTTTTTTTAATTTGAGCTCTATATAGGTAAATGTTACTGCAAACAAAAAGGGCGACCCGAAGGCCGCCCTAATGTTACTCAATGATCAATACTGGTACGTCATTGCTAGTTTCTTCCGTGCCATCAAAGGTAGCAGAAATCACATCCTTTGATTTGAAGTAGCAGTAATCATGAACGCCATTTAAGACTCTGTACTGGTCTCTGCTTTCTTCATACTCAAGTTTGCCTCTTAGAGACATTTGAGTTTGGAAGTTATTTCGTCCCGCATTTGCATCCTGCAAGAAAGTAACGACTACCTCCTCGCCGATTGCTATCTGACAAAAATGCACCATCGCCTCTTGGCTCTTCGATACAAATTGACGTTCATTATTTACTTCTTCTAATGAGCGTCCAATGCGGGTTGTTGTCACAATAACTTGATAGTCTGGTTTGAACGAAAAATCGGTCATAACATCCTCTGTAGTTGAAAAAAGTTTCAGGCCCCCGGTCCGTGATCCGCGGTGCGCGGCGCTTGGCCCGGAGTTGGTTTATCTATTCACGATGTCAAACAGCAGGCGCACTTCGCGCTTCTTGTTATCCTAGATTCTCCCATATAAATGATAAAAAGTCTAGTGTGACATACTGTCGCACCCAAAATCGTTATTTTTCAATGACTTAAGGTGCGTCAACTTGTCGCATTTACATTTATGGGTTTGTATGGGATAATAAACGATTACTACAAAGGGGAAAAATTATGAAATTTTACGAAGTAAAAACGTGCGGCTATGGCGGTGAAAGTTATTTTTTCACGGTCAAGGCTGACGCGGAAAAATATGTAGCAGAAGAACTTGAGGAGTATGGAGTAGAACCAGACTTAGTTGAGCACGAGGTCAAGGCTTCACGGCGCGACATTGCTTACTTGCTACAGCTTGGTATGGAAGCGGCTTGTGGGCATCCGACTATAGTCAGCGACTTAGAAGACGAAAAAAACTTTGGCCGACCAACTTGACACATCTAATAACATCCCATATATTCACATCACGTTCGTTGAAAAGGAGTACGAATTAATGGACGACATTTATCAGATAGACGACATTCCGCTTACTAAAGGAAGTAAGCAGGCAACTAAACTTTCTAAAACACTTGCGGTGCTGGAGGTCGGTAAATCGTTCTTGATTCCAGAACCGCTGACCGCGGATGAAATTAAAAAGATCAGGGCCAACGCTTATCAGTGGGGGCAAAGAAATAATGTTAAGATTTCAACACGCCGCTTCAAAGGTATCGGCATCCGCGTTGGGAGGCTGGCATGAGTTTCAACTATTATTTTTTCCTAACGCTGACCTATTGCTTTTCAGCACTTACGATGGCGTCCTTTATTTTCAATCCGATTGACCCGGTCATGATTATTCTCAACATGATTTTATTGGGCGGTGCCATTGGATTTGGGCTTGCCGCTAAAGCTTACATTAAATGAGGATGTTATGGATTTAGAACAAATAGAATTACCTTTGGACCATGAGCCTTGTTGGGATCATTGGGCAAAGCGTATTGCTGATGATGATGTAGCCACTGGTGAGTGTAGTAACTGGGATCATGCTTATGAATCGGCATGGGATTGGATAGAAATCAATAGTTGGGAGAGTGACTGATGGACGACGAACAAGCAAAAACCATTCAGCGGGCTGTTGATTTGGCCCGCGCCAATACAAAAAAGCTGCAACAACCGATGCCGCATACACTTCGTAAACGCAAGCGGTTGGAGAAAAACAAACGATGACCAAGTTTAACAAAAAGACTAGGCAACGGATCGTTGACGAATACCTACACGCCTCTGGCAAAAATCATTTTATCTCGCAAGAGTTTGTGGATTGGGTGGCGCAACGACCAGAGCATGAGTATTACGGCACATTGTTTGATAAAAGCGATGCAGAGCGGGCTAACCAATCTCGCGTCGATCAGGTTAATCAAATGATCAGCGGCCTGAGAATTACGGTTACTGAAGAAGTGAAAGTAAATAAAGAAATAACATTCAGAGTTACTGAATACCCCAGCTACATATCGCCAGTGGCGCGACGTAAAAATGGTGGGGGATATGATGCGTTTGATCCACACAATCCAGCGGATCAACAGGAATTGCGACGACAGGCGGGCACAGCCCTCGCCTCGTGGCTCAACAGGTTCCGCGGTTGCGCGGAGCACAACGGGATAAATGTAAGCCCGATTCAAGACATCGCGGAAACGCTCCGCGATGACATAGTTTAACCCATTAAAACAGGAGTACCAAAATCATGGGTGTTACTAAAAAAGAAATTAATACGGAACTAAGTATTAAAAGACTGAACCAGCATTCGCTAAAGCTGCGAATGATTGGCCGGACGCCGCTATACTTTAATAGTATGTCGGCAAAAGCCCAGCGCGATCTGCTTATTGGGGCAAAGAAAAAGACTGCCGCAGAAAAGCAATTGATCAAGCACAATCCGGAAAACGAGTTTCGGAGTTCAATGCACACGCAAGAAACTGGTGACACATTATTGTGTTTCCCAGCGATGGGCGTCAAAGGTGCAATGGCTACCGCGGCTCTTGAAACGGACGGCATCAAAAAAACTACTGTCCAGCGTCTGATTTTTCTGCCGCAAGAAAATATAAATATCTGGGGCACTCCATATCTCAAAATGGATGTCGTCAAATCGGCAGATATGAACAGGACGCCGGACGTTCGCACGCGGGCTTTTTTACCAAACTGGTGTGCAGAGATTACTATTGAATATGTAAGCCCTGCCCTAAACCCGCATAGCGTTGTGTCGCTACTGTCTAACGCCGGGACCATTATTGGTCTGGGTGATTTCCGACAGGAAAAAGGGCGCGGATCATACGGCACCTTTGATGTGTTTGACAGCGAGTCTGACAACGAAGTTTGGGACGAGATCACGAAAGAAAACCGTGAAGTCCAGCAAGCTGCGTGGGATGAACCTGTGGCGCATGACAGAGGAACACGCGAATTGATGCAGGAGATTATTCACGAGCGTATGCGTCGTGATGAAGCTGCATAAATAGAATTAGGGTTGGTCACACTTCTCCTTTCCGGGGCGACCTACTGCGTCCCGTAATTCGTAGCTCAGATCGTTGCTCAACAAATCCCGTAGGTTTTAACTTTGTTGAGATTTTCGCAAGGCCGGTGACCGTAATCATAAGCGGCAAATTTGGGCATCAATAGGAGTACCACTGGCGACGGTCTGTTTGCGTGCAGACCGTCGCACACGGCGGTTAGGGTCAGGTAAGGCGGGGTACGGCAGAGTTTGGTGAGGTCTGGCCCGGTATGGTTTGGCGGTTAAGGTTGGGTGAGTTCAGGTCCGGTTTGTTCCGGCATGGTTAGGTAATACGGTAAAGGCGAGGTTAGGTGAGGTTTGGCGGTTCAGGTCCGGTGAGGTTTGGTGAGGCGGGGTGTGTTGCGGTTAGGTGCGGCCCGGTATGGCACGGCGGTTGAGGAGTGGTATGGCGATTTTAGGCCCGGCAAGGTGAGGTCTGATATGGCACGGCGGTTAAGGTAAGGTTGGGCGAGGCTCGTTTAGGTGAGGTAGGGTAAGATTTGGTGAGACGGTTGCGGCATGTTGGGTCGAGATTAGATTAGGTATGGCTTGGCGGTTAGGGTCAGGTAGGGCTGGGTCAGGCGCGGCATGGTGAGGCGGTTGAGGCATGGTAGGTTCGGGTGAGGCGGGGTTTGATCTGGTATGATAAGGCGGTTGAGATTTGGTGAGGTCTGGTGTGGCATGGTTCGGCACGGCGCGGCGTGGTAAGGTAAATTGTATTTTCTGGGAGGAAACACTATGACAACTTATTATTCACCTTGGTCTGTTACACAAAATTTTTTTCCGTCGCGATCTACAAAAGCACAGTCAGACTGCGACCCTGTCACCTGTGCTGAGTGCCCCGGAGGGCAGCGATGCGACAGTCACTCAAGGTCCGTGAACCGCGGCGCGGATTACGACGGCCTCTTACACGAACCGATAGACAAGTTAGAGGATCATGTTTGAATTTGTTGTTTTAATTTTTGTGATGCCATATTCCGGCGAGTTTAAATACATGATCCACAGCAAGTGGAATGTTACGTCGGCAATGGAATGCGTGCAAGAAGCAGAGGATTACAATGCTTCGGAGCCCCACGGGGGTTTTTCGTTCGCGGCTTGTGTGCCGTTGTTTAATCCGGCCCTTGCAGAGCCAGACGAACTGCCGGAAATTTTACAAGAGTAGTTCGGACAGGATAGTTCCGATACCTACCAAGATAGCTGTTGTAAGGTGGCTCATTAATGCACCTCCGTTTCATCGTCTCGTTCCAGTTCGGCAGCCATTACGGCAGCGTTTTGCATACATACGGCTATGAGCCCTGTTGCTACTGGTATTGATGGTGAGTTTACTAAAATACGAAATATAAGCGCGGTCAAAGCCGCGGAGACAGCGGTAGTCCCGCCATCTCCTTGGAGCTCTAACTCGTCCATGAGTTCGTGCGTCTTCTCTTGTGCTTTATCAAAAAACACTTCGAGATCTAGCCTTGTAATATTCTTCGCCAACTCAGTCGTAGCTCCTTTGCCTTATGAGGCTTACCGTCAGCTTCAAGCTGGGCGGTTGCGCTGTTAATTAGTTTTTCAACATTGGCTACAGCTTCTGGAAACCGCATAGGCTCTTTCCGGGTTTTTGATTGCGGTTCAATTTTCATCGCTGCATCCTCATGTTGAATTGATTTAGGGTCAAATATCTCTGCAAACCAGTCCATTGATGGTACTCCTCTTTTGTAGTTCACACAATTGTATACGACATTATGCGATATTTGTCAAAGAAAAACCCTCCAAAGGACTTGGGATACTTTGGAGGGTTCCACTACAGAGGTGGGTTGGATGGCGGTAGTCAGGACCGCATAAACCCACTACCAACATAAGTGATAATATGGGAATGTCAAGGGTTTTTATCAGCGACAAACGCTTTTATTCGAGATCACTCAACTTTATTGAGCCATCGGCCAGACCATCTAATATTTGATTGTCGGTAAGATCGTCATACAACAAACGCTCACCAGTGCCGTTGCAATGCAAGCAGACGCTTTCGCTTTGTTCTTTGTAAAATATAAAATCTACAACCGATGAATCGTGTAGTTTTTCACCGGTGCCGTCGCAATGAGGACAGTCTCTATCATCCGACCTTTTCTTTGACATTCTTTTTATAGTTTTGCCAGACAAGCCGGAACTGACCGGTAATCGTTCGGCCCTCGTCTTGAGCATGTTCTCTCAGTTCCAGATAAATGTCTATCGGAACGATAACTGATTTGTATTTTTCGGTATCCATAAAACACTCCAAACTTATACGCGAATGTATGTGATTTTATCCGGTAACGCAAGAGTTTATTTTGCTTCACCCCAGCTTGGGCCAAGTTCGATATCGCACTTATTTGGGATTTCTAGGAGCACAGCTTGCTCCATAATCTCAGCTATTTCTTTGGCCTCTGCTTGGTTTTTTACAGACATTGCCATTTCGTCGTGTATTTGGATCATCGGGGTTTTGCCAGACTTGTAGATGTTTACCATTGCCTGTTTGGTCATATCCGCGGCAGACGCTTGGATAAGCCGGTTCAATGCCTTGTAGGTGTAGGCCCGCTTCAGGCGCGTAGTTTCGCCATACTCTTGAACAGCTTCGCGGTAGGGTAGCGCCTTGTTCATGCCAAACGTGTCGGGTTCCCAGAGATCAAACCGGCACTTGCGGCCCAGTATGGAACGAATGGACCCGCTGCTGCTCTGGTCGTTCAGCCGGTTCTGCACGCCGGTCATAAGACCTTTCACAAAAGGCACGCGGCTGTGATACTGGCGGATGATTGTTTTGGCTTCGTCAACTGGTATGTCTAACTGCTCTGATAGTTTGTTAACGCCCATCCCGTACATCATGCCCAAATTTATTACCTTGGCTTGCTTGCGGCCAATCCCGGCCATTTCTGCAACCATTGTATGGAAATCCATGTCGGGGTTTTCGCGGTAGCCGTCTACAAATTCGCTTACCCCGTTCAGTTCTAGGTTACGGCTTTTGCCGTACACATGAGCGTAATGAACCAAGATCCGCGGTTCCTGTTGCGAGAAGTCAATTGCAGCCCACTGCTCGTCTTCTTCCGGCAAGAACAGACTACGGATCAAAGGTCCAAGTTCCGGGTCCCGCGCAGGGATTTGCTGTAGGTTCGGATTGTTCATGCTGATTCGGCCAGACACGGTCCCGCCATCATCGGAGCGGATTTGGTTTATGTGTGAATGTATGCGCCCGTCAGCGTGGCAGTGCTTCATGAT